AGCACGTTCGCCATATCGTCTGGCCGCACAGAAATCTGTTCCGACTTCACCTGCGCTTCTGCGGCACTTCTATAGGAATTTCTCGTCATACCGTAAGTGAGTTCTGTGAGTCCGACTCTTTTGTCGAACATCTCCGAAACGGCTTGAACGATTTGCCATAACTCAGGCGTGACCTGCGGAAGCTGTAGCACAGACACGATGTCATTCACTGAACGTCCAAGAGTCTCGGACAACTCAATGAGCGAGAACCCCGATTGCTCATGTCGGAGCAACTGTTCCTTGATGTCATCCCCCGCTGCCTTGCTCACGCCCACCATCGTCTTGGACGAGATCATCACTCGGGTGGCAAGGAAGGAAAGTGCCCAGTTCAGGAACTTCAATTCCGGCATCCCCGGTTTCATGTGGGAGATAGGCCACACTGAACCCGGCTTGCGGTGACACTGGAACGGAGTGAAAGGCCAGCCGTTGTGATCCGCATAAAACGGGATGGGCCAGCGAGTCCGCGTGAACAAGCTGTTGGGAAGACCTGTCTCGTCTGGCTCCTCTAGGCCAATAGCCTTGGGGACATTCAAGGGGTAATCGACACCCTCTGCCACCACCAGATAACAGTTCGGGCCCAGCCCATCGAACATCTGGGCGTATTCTTTCGGGGAACCCTTCAAGTTGTGCCCGAATCCAGTCTTTGACCAGATTTTCCAGTAGACGATCAGGTCATTCGTCTTGCCGTTCTTCTTCTTCATCTTGTAGCCACGGTCTTCTTCCATAGACCGGGCCACGAAGCTCTCCATGTGCCCCTTCAAGTCCGACCGATCCAAGCCGTACTTCTCGGCCACCTCGGCAATCGGATGAACACAGCGACGGGCACACCACAGGATGTCTTCCTGCTCGTCCGCGTCAGGGTCCAGAAGCAGGTTGTCCACGTTGTCGTGGAATGAACCGATGAGCCCAACCGGCGGGCCATCCTCGCCACCCATCTCAATCAATTCGGTCCACCACACACCCATCCCCTTGAGAATCCCTTCGTCCACAACCTTGCGGGTGTGTTCCTTCAAGTTCAACTGGCCGGGGGTGTAGTTCAAGTACGCGCTGATGATTTCAGAGAACGCTTCCCGCTGTTGCTCAACCATGCCAATCTGTTGACTGGCTTGGATGTACTGCTCGACCTCCGGGGGCAGCATCGGCTGCCCGGTCATCGGGTCCATCTGCGGCGGCTGGCTCGTATCAATCCCAACAGCTTCAGGCGGGACGGCTGGGAACTTCTTTGCCGTGACCGTCCGCACTGGGTTGCGAGAATAGATGACTGAGCCAATGAGCTTCACAGCCTCGAAAGCACGGTTCACAGTCATCCGAAAGCTGGGGGGAGAAATCTTGGAGTAGGGGGCCGCACCCTCTTTCCAGAAGAAGTTCTCTCCACCATCGAAGAAATTCATCGCTTCCTTGGCATCGTCCGAAAAAGCCTTCTTTGCCTTGCGGGCAAGCTCCAGTTTTCGCAACCAGCCGGTGGAGATACTTCTGAGCGCATCTTCCATTTGCCTCTGCGGGATTACGTCTGGCGGCGGATCGGCAAGCTGTGAAGGGTCGCCACCACCTTCCATCGGAACGTCTGGGTCGATGTTAGCTTCGCTCATTAAATGGTCTTCCTTCTGTCCAGTTAAGCAGGCCAAACTCCTGAAGAACCTCGCTGGCGTTCTTCCGCACAGCGTCCGCAGATTCGACGCACGAAAATGCACCTAGAGAGTGATTTCTTCCGTGGGCATGAATCACAGCGGAATATGGGTTGCGAAGCCTGCGTCTGCGGTACACGCCCAGAGGCAAGCCGCTCCCCTTGCTCTTGCTTGCCCGCTTGTTCAGGCAATTTACGGAGCCGCTGGCAAGGCGAATGTTTTCCAGACGGTTGTCGTATGTATCGCCATTGGAGTGGTCGAGGAGATTGGTTCTCTCCCGGCCTGCCAGTTCCCAAACAAAGAAGTGGAGGTGGACCCGGCGACTGTCTATCGTCGCACGAAGGTAGCCGTTGCCGCTGTCACACCAACTATGTTTGGCAACCTCGTCAGCAAAGCATTCATCCACAAGAAACAGCGGCACAATGTTCCCGTACCTGTTTTCTCGCTCTCTGAAAAATGCGATCATGGTCACCTCCCCCGGATGCAGGCATACCACATCCCGTTCGGACCTTGGGCGACACCCTGATCCATGATCTGAATTTGGCCGTAGTAACAGCACCTGCGGACGGCAGCCTCTGGGGTGGATGCCATACCTATCCCTTCCATCATTCCGCCGTTTCCGCCCAAATGGCGAAAATCCCCTGTACGAGCAAGAGCTTCCGCGACACCCTGAGCGGTGTTAGTAGCCGCCCGTGCCATGTTCTGTACCGGCTGGCCTTGCTGGTACTGGCGGCGAGGCTTGGCGTGAGCTACCCCCGTCAAGATCGAACACATAGCGAAAGCCGTAAGAAGGCGACTCATTCGGCCACCTCCACTTCCACAGCGTCTTCCTTGCGGGGGCGACCTGGGCCACGGCGAACAGGCTCGTCACTGGGGGTGCGGGCCTCGGCCATCTTGAGCTTTGTCAAGAACGGCTTGAGTTCCTTGAGAATCTCGGTGGTCGGGTGGACCGTGAAACAGCCCCACTGGAGCCAGTTGCCAGCGATCTCAGACTCACGCCAGAACGGATCGTCCTTGTGGCGAACGGACTTCTTCTCAACAAGACCTGAGTTCTCGGAGAAGATCAGGATGGAGATTGTCTCTCTGCCCTTCTGGATCACCCAGCCCAAGCTGGCAGGGTTTGAGTTGGACATAGGGTCATCGTGCCACAACACTAGGTCGCCAATCGACAGTTCTGAAATAATCTGCATGGTTTTGCCTCCACCACGGGGAAAAGAACTGGTCGTAGCCTACTGACCTCAAGAATGCGGGCAATAGTTACGCCACATACGATTCGGTAAGGTAACTCGACGGGGCTAGGTACACGACATTGGCCTCTTCGCCCCGGGCTGCCCTACGCTTCTTCAGCCAGTCCTCCCACCATGCCTTCTCATGCTTAACATCGGGTTTGTGGTACTTGGGGTCTGCGGCAAATATGTAGCGGCAGCAATCCATCAAGTGCGATACGGAGCGGGGGTGAGGCTTGTCGGTAATGATGTGAGTGCCGCCAACTACAGTGGACTGCCTTTTGTAACGGGCTATCTCACGCTGGAAGTTGGGCAATGCCCCCTCTAGCACTCGCAGCTTGGTGGTGCCATTGGCACGGATGTGCATAGCGTTACGGACGCTCTCGACACCGGACATTACATCATCGCTGCCGTGCATGAAGGACGAGCCGGTGGCCTTTGAGCGGATGCCTAGCATCTCCAACTGCTCCGAATACTGCTGGCCGGGGGACCTGCCGCCGCCTATATCCGTTAAACGCGCACCGTGGGAGTCAATCAAAAAGGCGTAATGCTGGGGCTGGCCCGCCAGCTTGGCGGCGAACTTCTCCGCGAAAAGAATGGCGTTTGCGTTGGGGATGTACAGTTCGTCATAGAGGAGGACGAAATCCCCGGAAGGCGGGACGGCTACGAACAGTACGGCACACACAGCGTGTCCCGGGTCAACCGCCGCGTACCTGCACCAACTTTCGGGCACTTGGCCGTCAGGCAGTTCCTTGCGTGGGAAACCGTGGATTCCCATGCTGAAGTTCGGGTACATCAAAATGCTGTCGTAGGTGAACTGCCCTTCCGCCCTCATGCGAAGGACTTCTTCGCCTTGGGCAGCCCACTGCTCAATGAGGAGCTTTCGGGATTCTTCCGGTATGAAGTTGTTATCCAGAAACCGCAGGCGAAACAGCTTGGGGTTTTCCAGTCCCTGCTCCGCAGCCTTTTCAGCCCGTTCGCACAGCCCAAAGAGAGCGTCGTTCTTTGAGTGCGGGGTAGCCGACCAAATGAACCGACCACGGCGATCTGCAAGTCTGGCCTGCATTTCCGCCAACCATGTACTCTCTGAGGACAAGTCCTCGTCAAATAACACGATGTCGGCCCTGAACCCTTGAGGGGGCTCTCCTTCGCTCGACAAGCAATAAAGAGTCCACCCGTTCGTAAGTTCTACGGACTGTAGAAATCCGGCACTCTTCAGCACCCAAGATGTCTGCTTGATCATTCTTGGCGGGATCAGTGGAGGCGCAGGCTTTTTATCTGCCGCCCGATCCTTGTCTGCATCGGGGTCAAACGCCCGCCACTCGCCAGTCTTCTCGTCTTTGATGATGTCGAACTTCCCGGCCTTCAGGAGCCCGGGGTAAATTGTCATCCCAATGTGCCGCCACCCCGCCCCAACAACGAGCGCAACGCCGCCTTCCTTTGGGTAGCGGCCTTCGATGGGGTGGGTTCCGGTCAAGGCCCACGCCAACTCAACGAGGGCAGCCGTTGTTTTTCCGCTCCGATTGCCACCAAGGATGATTATTTCCTTGGACTCGCACTCATGAATCGCAACCTGATTCGCATTTGGCTTGTAGAGTCGCACGGATTCAAGGCGACGAGATGCAAGCTCACGCTGCAACTCCATCATCTCTTTCCGACCGTGCTGGCTCACGTTATCAAGCGGATTCTGCATAAATCTCCCGGGCAAACTCAGCCTTCAGTTGGTCGAAGAGTGCTTGGGACTCCGGGGTCACCTTGTCACCCTTGTCGCGGTTCTGCTTGGGCGTGAGCGGCTGGAGGTTGCGCCAGTTCGCCGCCGACAAAAACTCTATGCGGCACCCTCTCTTGATCTTGGCCAGCGGGAAGATGTGATCTACCTCCCAGACCTTGCCCCAGTTATCGCGGGTCATCCCCGGCTGGAACTTGGATTCAAGGTGAGCCCACAGTTCGTCAATGGTGCAGCCAATGTCGGCAGATACGGAACCGATGTCGCTGTAGACCCCCATAGACTGGTACATACGGGTCCGCAATCTATCTAGCAATTTGTAATGCTGATCGTTTTGTCGCTTTTTTCTCTTCCAGACTCGCTTGCACTCGCGGGCCTTCTCTGGGTTGCTTTGCCTATAGGCGGCGGCAACCGACCGAATGCGTTCGGCGTTCGATGAGTAATACGAAGCGCACCTATCCCTCGCAGACTCTAGGTTGTTGTCTCGCCACTTCTTCATGCTTTTCCTTGCCCAGTCCAGAACCTTGCCGGGGTTTTGAGCCCTTGTGGCCGCTTGGTAATCAAGCCCCGCAGCCCACTCTTCGGGGGTGCAGTCGGCCTTTTTCTTGCGGACGCACTTCGGCACAACCTTCCCCCGCAAAGCCTTTACCGCAGCATCAAACTCTTCTTTGGTCATCTGTAATCCTCCTGCTCCCAGCGTTACCACAGCGGTTCCGCTCTGACAACCAGAGGGTCATGTCTGTCTCCGACAGACTGTGTTACTCGCATGGTGGTTGGGCAAGACGCGCCATAGACATGGCTTGCTCAAGTTCGTGCGAAGTTAGGTTTGCGAGGTTTCCCGGTATCTCTACCTCGCTGGCAACCTGCTCTCCTGCCCCTTGGAGGTACGAAAGGTTTCGCTGGGCATCGGCAGCCAACGCAATTTTCTGGGCAAGCCTCTGCTCCAACTCATCGTCAGTGAGGAGCGACACCGGCTTCTGGACCGCCCCGCTATCCGCCACGTTGTTC